GTAATTGAAGAGATATATGAAGCAGTACCTGAAACAATGTTTGTAGAAGAATTTACAGACGAAATGCAAGAGGAGTTTATAGATGAAGTTGAAGAATATTTTGAAGAGCCTATTGAAGAAATTGCCATGGTTGAAGAAGAAGTTATGCCCATGCAAGAAGAACCCAGTATGCCAGTGCAAGAAACAATCCAAGAAGAAGTCGTACAAGAAGAAAGTATCCAAGAAGAGGTTATCGAAGAAGAACCAACGGAAGAAGTAGCCAATGAAATTGAAGAGCAACCCAGTAGCGAAGAGCCTATTGCAAACGAACCAGAACCAACAACAGAAGTTGCCGAACAAGAAGAAGTTATCGAGGCACCAATTGAAGAAGGACCTACAGAAGTTGCAGAAGAGCCAGGAACAGAATCTAAAGGAGACGTGGAAGTTGATCTAGATATTAAAGTTGCAAAGATTGAACAGGCTATACAAGGTAAAATAAAAAATGTTGCACAACAAATAGATGCAACACTAACAGTTATAAATGAAGTAGTTAGTAGAGAAATGATATCTCAAGAACCTGATATGTCATCTTACTTTAATGCTAATTTAGCATTGTTTGATACTAGACAATTACCATCAGGTAATCCAGATTTTTTTCTACAGGCTAGTCTTGATAGCTACAGTAAACCTATTTACGTTGCACAAGTAAGTATAGCAGGAACAGATCCTGTAGTGCAACATCAAATTAAAGTAAATAATGCAAAACAAAAAACAAATGAAGCATATAAAAAATTAAAGGAGTTATTAGATGCAAGGAATATTCAATAAATTAGCTAGCTATGCCGCACTCGCAGGCGTTATTGGAGCTATTGGTGGAGGCTTTATGGCATGGGGCGAGTTTAATAATAGAATAGCACAGCTAGAAAATACAGAGTTTGTAATAAATCAAGAAGTAGATTTATCTGATATTATAAAACAATTGGAAGCACTGAAAGGTGACATCAAGATTAATGGGGCTGCATTAGAATATCTTGATGCAAGGATAGAAGAACTAAAGGCGGAACAAAACAACCCTTTGTTAAATTAGGAGTACATATGGTAGACACACTAGCACCAAAAAGAGTATTTACTCAGAGAGAGTTAGACACAAGCCTAACTCCTTCACCAGTTGCTGCTGCTATAATGCAGCCTGCTAAAAATATTATGGATATGTCTCCAGATCAAAAAATGCCTGGGGGTGTTATTCAGCAGCAATCAGATTTTTTAGTAAACACAGATAATGTAATGGCACAGATGAAGGAGAAGCAAGCTCCTGGCACGGCTGAAAGAGAACAAACTGTAAGATCATCAGAAGAGACTACTGCTGAAAAACAAACAGGAATGAGAGCTACAAGAGAACAACCTCAAGGATTAGTAATGAGACCTGTTGAGTATGCAGCTGAAGGATTTGAAGATAAAGAAATAAATAACCCAGTTGTTGTGGGAGAAAAAGGCGCAGAGATGATAGTTCCTACAGGTGATGGCAGGTTTAGTGTGCTAGATGCTAAGACCACAAACGGATTAATGATGCCTAAACAAAAGCCAAATGATCCAAATAGTATGGAAATGTATAAAGAAACTATAAGAAAAGAAGAAGGGTTAGAACTTAGTAAGTATAAGCCTGTTGATTCAGAGGAACACTTTACAATTGGTTATGGTCATTATGGTCCAGATGTTGAAAGCATGGGAGACATTACAAAAGAAAGAGCTGAAGAATTATTAGATAAAGATGTTAGTCAAAGAGTTAGTGAGATTAATAATTTAATACCAGACTTTAATTCATTTTCTGATTCTGCAAGAGATGCAATATTTAGTGAATACTATAGAGGATCTATAGGGCAAAGTCCCAATACAGTTAAGTTAATAAATCAAGGTAAATATGCAGAGGCTGCTCGTGAGTTTTTAAATAATGAAGAGTATAGAAATGCGGATGATTTAGGAAAACCTGGTATAAAACCTAGAATGGAAAAAGTTGCAAACGAACTAAATAGAATGGCCAGTGGGATAGGCACTAAACCTTAACCCACATCCTTAATTTTATACGGATCTGTATTTAATCTAGGAACCTTATCACCTTGTTCCCCACTTAAAATACTTTCAAGGTTCTTATGTAAATAAGTTACAGCAGAACCTACTATCGAATCTTTAGTTAAAGTTTCTGCTACTTCCTTAAAGCTACAACCATACTGTAGTAATAGAGATATCATTTTACCTGATGCTCTTAACTCTCTATCCAAAGTAGACTCAGTTGGTCTTACTTTAATCCATACCGCCATAGGCAAAATACCTACCTCGTTTGCAGTATAATCTACTATTGCTAATACTCTCCTGTCATCTATATTCATACGGATAGTTGTACTTCTCATTCTATTGGGGACTTCAGCTCTTGCCACGTTATTCATTATATCCTTTCTATTAATTGTTTAATATCATTATTGAGTCTTTGACTTGTTTCTACACAATGTTTGACTACACTCGCCAATAAGTTGGCATAAAAAATTTCATCTATATCTTCTAGCGAATCTTTTAGCATACTTGGCTGAATGTAGTCAAGATCAATTGCTATCTGACTAGTTCCAGTCAGAGATACCTTCATAGTAAAAAGCTCTGAGTTACTTTTTTGCATTGTCTGTAGGTTTTGCTACAAAGTCAGCACCTATATTAGGATCAAGTTGTCTTAATCCTTTTGATAATACTTCAATACCTTGAACTACTTCTCCATATGGTCTTGTAAATAAGTAACGAAGTATACTTTGAACTTGCGTACCAGATATAATATACTGAGTATCTATATCTTGCTGCTCTTGTTGTTTTTCTGCCATTTTATTCTCCTTTTATTAAATTTTTCTTTCTAGGATGCTCAAATATGAGCAAGTTTGTATGTTTTGATACCAACATACCAGGCCATATCACTTCTTCTTGTACGTTTAGATATGAGCCCTTAAACGTTATTTGCTACATTCTATTCATCAGGATACTCCTTTTGTTGTTTTTTTACATCTTCATCTAAAACTTCTACGATTAATCTTCTCAAGTACCATTCTGCCTTCTCTAAATCTTGAACAGGCTGTCCTTTGTACTTGTATCTTGACATGTATTTCATACATGCACCTTTAAGATAACCATGAAACTCTTCGGTAGTCATAGACTCTTTGATTAGATCAATAGTCTCAGTCTTTGACTGACGATAATGTTTAGGAAAGTTAACTACGTCTTCCATATCTTTTCTTTACCTCACTAATGTGGACAGTTTCAATATCATACTCCCCACCTTTTACATTTCGTTTTACAATTAAGCCAGACCACCAAAGTCTTTGGGTGTTATATGCGTACTTTTCTCTATGAGTCAAGTAGCAACCTGCAGATAATCCCATTATCTTTTTACCAGATGGCTGTGATGCAATGGCATAGTCTAATAGATGAGAATGCCCAACAGTAGAAGATACTTTGTTTTTATTTACCAAAGATCTGGCCATGTTCTCACCTGAGATAGCCGTACCCATAACTCCACTTGGAAAGTTGTGTGAGTAATACACACCATCTATTACCGCAGGATATCTATAGTCATAGGTATGCCATCCATATTCAGGATACTTTAGATCATCTATAGTCATGTGGCCTTCAAGCTCTGGATTATCTTCTACCATACGATCAATCCTATCTTCATGATTGCCTAGTAGCATATGCATCTCTGGCTCATACTTGCCTAAACCATCATTAAATTTTTGTAATGCATCATGTGTATGCTCTATATCTTTTTTATATCTCCTACCCTCAAAAGATTTCTTCTTTTTATCATAGCTAGACATAGAATCCATACTAGCAAAGTCTCCCATACAAATAACTTTATCTACCTTTAAGTCTTTAGCCATTCGTCCTGCCCAAGTAAATCTTTCATTACTAGCACTAGGTGTACAATGGGGGTCTCCTATTACTAAGTGTGTGGTCATTAGTTTAAGTCTCCTTTTTTAAAATTAAACAAATCAATAACGTTGTCTTTACCATTTTCTTTTTTGTTATGTTCAACATCATCATCATAGAATCCTTGCATACCTTCTTCGTATATTAGATCTGCATTTGTAGTTACAAATCTAACTATACCTTTTGCTATGTAAGAGCAAACATCCCTATCTGTTGGACCTTTTGGATCTATAATTCCACAAGTAAATCCTTTTTCATGGGGTGTTATAATTACAGATACTGATGTAAATATATCTAAAGGTTCATCAAAGTCCATTATATAACCTCTATCAAAGCGTCAAGTTCTCTTATCTCTTGATCTTCTTCTGGTACGCCAGCTTCTATTAGTTTCTTTCTTTTAACTGCCAAGTCATGCAAGGCAGTGTCTACCTCTTCTTGTGCTTGTTCTGATAAAGTTTCTATCTCTTCATCAGTTATTCCTTTTGGAAATGTAACCATCATAATAAGTCTCCTAAGTTAGTTTTCATGTTTGATTCTTTGATTATAGAGACAAATTTTTTAAAGTCAAGTACAATCAAAGGATTTCTTTTATTCATTTTTAATACCACAACAGGCTCTAAGTTAGCATTAGATATAGCTTGATCATATGCATCGTATAGTCCTTTCCATGTTTCTTTGTTTTTACATTCAATAGAAAATGGAAACAGTCCTTGTGCAAATCTAGATAACTTAACATCAATACCTGACTCACCCATGATAGCACAAGAAACGTCTTCGTCTTTCTTCAAGTTAGGGAACGTACTCAACAGCACGTCCCTAACCCAGTTTTGTAGCCTTCGCCCCTTGGCTTTTCGACTGCGTACACTAGTAGCCATCGTCCTCTACCCTCGGATTATTGACCTCAGTGTACCAAACCCACTTGGGGTTTTTACCTTGCGACTGCTGTTGTGGTAACAGTTGCAAGTTTTCTCCCCAACAAGGAAACTTGTAGGGGCAGAAACCGCATGTAGTACCTAGAACTTTATTGCCTGTCTTTTGTTTTCTAAAGTACTCATCTTCTGCATCAAAGCATCTTTTAAACTCTTTGTCTAAATTTATTGCTCTGATATTATTATCTATATCGCTTAAAGCTTTGTCTTTATATTCGTCATCGGCAATAGGTGCCTCTGTTATTGCCCACTCTCCAGTAGATTTGTTTATTGCTATCCATCCACCAAAAGGTTTTTGCCTACCCTCTGCGTACATATATCCTTGTGCTAGATAACCAAAGACATCATCACTTGCAACGGCATGAAATCCTCCATTCTCACCAAATTTATTAGTGAACGACCAAGGTGATGCACTTTTGATATCCCATACTTTACCTGCAATCTCAACATCAAGTGTTCCATTTACTGTAGCTCCATCTAGTTTATACTCTGTCTTTGTCTGCTCTGATTCTATAGTTACGCCTGCCGCTTTCATAATAATCATTGCCGCTTGTTCTATTAAGTCACCAAAAAGATTTCTCATCTTGGCATTGTAAGGTTGTGACTCTCCTTTAATACCTTTCT